CCCCCCAAAGGGATCAAAAGAACAGCGCAGCGCAAGGGATGTGCCTAAAAACAAGGCAATCGCGGGTGTTTTCCTTCATGCGGGGGGCGCGGGAATTCGACATGTCGAATGGTGTGTCGAATGCAGTGTCGAACGATAAGTATATGAAAGTAATGATGAATTAGAGATATTCGACACATTCGACAGTATTTCCGACAGGCCTCATGTGTGCGGGCGCGCGTGTGCAGGCGCGTAAACCCTGTGTCGAATGTGTCGAATGTGTCGAATTTACCCCTCTCTATATCTCTAACTCCATAGAGATAAAAAGAAAATGGACTTGGCAGGGCTTCGACAGTCGGTTCGACACATTCGACAGTGACAAGACGGCAAGCAACAGGATGGGCGCGATGCGGCGGAAGACGGCAAAAATCGGCGGCGAAAAGCCTCAATCGCCATTGTCCATGGCGATGAAGCGCCAGCTGGCGGAGCGGGAAGATCATGCGCGGGCGCGTCAATCATCGCAGGAAGATGGTGCGGCGGGCATGCCCGATGTGGAAGCTGCGCTGCAGCGGGCGCGCATCGAGCGGGCGGGGCGGGTGGCCGGGCCGTTTTCCGGGCTGAACGGTTTGCGCCGGGCACAGATTGCGGTGCCGCTGATCGAACGCATGATCGCGCGGGATCAGTCAGCCGTCATGACAGGTCAGCTGGCCGCGCTGGAGGCGATGGGGGCGCATCATCAGGAGGCGGCTGACGAGATCAGGTGGCTGCATGAGATGGCACAGAGCGGGGGCATCGTGCGCGCGATCGACATGGGCGGCATGGGCGGCGGAAAGGGCGGCATGCCAAGCCAGCCCGTGCCTGTCGGGCTGCAAGTCGAGACTGTGACGCGGGCTTGCTTCCTGCCCTGGGTGGCCGACATGACGAAGCGCCCGCCTGTGGATGGCAAGGGCCGGTCGCTGGCATCAGCGCTGGTTGTCGTGCTTGCGGCTGTCTTGCAGGGGCCGCCCCTGCTGGAGCTGGACCGGCTCGGCCATCTGCGCAACGGGCAGGCACGGCGGGTGATTCGCGACGGGCTGTCACGTTATGTCACCTGGGAGGAAATCAAGGCGACGGTGAGGCGGTGCAAATGATGTTGATATTGCTGCATTTGTTTGTCGTTGGCCTGATGGTGATCGGCGGGCGCTTGACATCGGGGATGAAATTTGGCCCTCTACTGGCAGAACTGCGGAACTGCGCCCCGATGCTGATTGATCAGACGGGGCGTTACTGTTTCAGGTATCTTCCCAATAAGTCGAGGTTCGGTCATTGCCTGACGCGCCCAAGGTGCATCAGCCGCCAGCCTTCCATGGCTACAAGCGACATGGTGGGCGTGAAGGGCGGCCATCATCAAGCGCGCGCGGTTATGGCGCTGCATGGCAGCGCTATCGCAAGGCCTATCTCGGTCGGCATCGCTGGTGCCTGCGCTGCCAGCTGCGCGGCATGGTGGTTGCGGCAACGGTGGTTGACCACATCGTCAGGATCGTCGGTCCCAATGACCCCCTCTTCTGGCAGGGATCTAACCACCAGCCGCTCTGCGCGGGCTGTCATGGCGCCAAGACGCGCGCCGAGGGCCGCGGCGAACGCTTCAATGCCCTACGCCCTTGGCCCTAGGGGTGGGGGGGTGCGAAAGTCCGGCCCCTACCCCCTAGACCGTACGGGGAAAGCGGAGATGCGAGGATTGAATTCATGAGAAAAGCCCATTGCAAAGAATTGCAGGAAACGCCCCGGTTTGACGCGGGGATTCTGGCTTTCGCGGGTGTGGGTTCTTTTGTCGCCTTGTCTGGGGGCACGGGGGAGTGAGCAAGGCAGGGCGCAAGCCAAAGCCGTCGGCGTCTCCAGCCTATTTGCAGGTTGTGAATGCGCAGGCATCTGGTGCTGAGACGCTGACAGAAAAGAGCGGCGCGGCAAAGGAAACTGCGCCGCTCGAGCGCTTTGAATGTCCTGACTGGTTTACCGAGTCGGACCGCCGGATTTTCGATTTTCTGCAGGACCATCTGCGTCAGGCCAGGCTGCTTGAGGTCGTCGACCAGATCCAGCTGCAGATCCTTGCGCGCAATATCGCCATGTGGCAGGCCCTTCAGGAGCGCATCAACGTGATCCTGGCGGAAAAAGGCACGCTGTCCTATGTCGTGCGCGGGCGAAACGGGCAGCAGCACAAAACCATGCCGGAACTTGCACAGGCGCGCGAATATGAGCGGGCGATCGGGCAGTTTGGCTCAAACTTCGGGCTGTCACCGGCTGATCGTGAACGCCTCAAGTTTCTCGGTCTGGCGGGCCGCGGCGGGGCGGGTGATCAGGGCGATCTTTACGACTGACCATGGCGCGGCTGGAGGCCTTGCCTCACATCGTAACGGCCTATGCTCAAGCCGTTCTTGCTGATGACATTCTGGCGGGCTATCTGGTCAAGCGCGCCTGTCAGCGCCATCTGCATGACCTGAAGCGTGCCCAGCGCCGTCGCGCTGATATCTGGTTTGATGAGGCAGAAGCCAGTCGGGCCATACAGTTTTTCCAGCGGCTGAAACACAGCAAGGGTCGCTGGCGCGGCAGGCGTCTGATCCTCGGTCCCTGGCAATGTTTCATTATCGGCTCGATCTATGGCTGGAAGAAGGCGCCGCGCAAGGCTGACGGCCTGACGCCGGATCTGTCCGCCGTGCCTGAGACCTGGCCAAGGCGTTTTCGCACGGCCCATGGCGAATTGCCGCGCAAGAATGGCAAGTCAACACTGGGTGCTGGCGTCGGGTTGAAGGGATTGGCGGCGGATCGGGAAGGCGCGCCGGAAGTCTATGCCGCCGCGACCAAGAAAGATCAGGCGCGCATTGTCTGGGACGAGGCCAAGCGCATGGCCAAGGGCTCAGCTGCCCTCAGCCGCCGCATGGATATTCGCGCGCACTCGCTGCATTACATCAGCAATGATGGCGTGTTTCTGCCGCTGGGTGCTGATAGCGATAGTCTGGACGGCCTGAACCCGTCCACGTCAGTGATTGATGAATTGCATGCACATAAAAATCGCATGGTGTTTGACCTCCTGGACACGGCCACCGCTTCGCGGCGTCAGCCGCTTCTCTTCTGCATTACAACGGCGGGCGATGGGACCGTCACAAACAGCATCTATGCCGAACAGCATGAATATGCGCGACAGGTTCTGGAAGGCTTCGACAAGCGCGCCGGATTGAAGGATGACAGCTTTTTCGCCTACATCGCGACGATCGATGAGGGTGACGATTGGACGGACCCGGCCTGCTGGGGCAAGGCCAATCCAAATCTCGGGGTCAGCATTCCGGCATCGGAACTGCACCGGGCGCTGATCCAGGCCAAGGCGATGCCGTCTCGGCAATTGAGCTTCAAGCGCCTCTATCTGAACATCCGGACATCCTCTCTTTCCACCGCCATCCCGGTCGAGACATGGGACAAGGGCGGCGAGGCATTCGACGAGTCCTTGCTGCATGGGCGTGCCTGTCATGGTGCGCTGGATATTTCGTCAGTGCGCGACCTCTCGGCCTTCGCCATGGTATTTCCGCCCACGGATGAAGACCCCTTCTGGCGCTGGCTGGTGCGCAGCTTTCTGGTCGGCGCGGATATTGACGAACGGGAGCGGAAGGAAAAGCTGCCCTATCGCCTTTATGCCGAGGCTGGCTTTCTGACGATTACAGACGGCAATACGATGGATCAGAAGGCCATTCGCAGGCAGGTGCAGGCTGACGCGGATATTTTTGATATTCGGTCCATCGGCTTTGATGAATGGAACGCCCGCGCGCTGGTCCAGCTGCTCAAGGATGATGACGGTCTTGACATGTATCTGATGCGTCAGGGCATGCGCACGATGAATGTGCCGACCAAGGAATTCGAGGATCAGGTCTTTGCTGAACAGTTGCGCCATGGCGGCAATCCTTTGCTGCGCGCTCAGCTGCAGGGCCTGATCTTCCGGCATGATGCAAACATGAATTACATGCCCGACAAGCAGAAAAGCCGCCTGCACATCGACAGTCTGATGGCCGGCATCATGGCTCTCGGGCGCTGTCTGGTGGCGGCACAGGAACCTGATTTGGACGCGCTGATTAAAAGCGGTCGAGCGCTGATGTGAGGTCAAGCCATGAATATCAAATCACGTTATGGGTATGGGCTGGTTGACCTGCTGACAGACGCTTTCATTCTGGGCGGGTCTTTCCTTGTTGCCTATGGCGCGTGGCTCGCATGGGTGCCTGCGGGCTTCATGGTTGGCGGGTTGCTGCTGCTCGGCTTTGGCTTGCGCGGTTCGCAGCGCTGATGGCGAGCCTGTTTGCCAAATTGTTGCAGCGTGAGTCCCGGTCGGGTGTTTCGGCGCATCCGCGCGATCCTGTGCTGGCGGAATGGTTTGGCAATTATTCCCGCACGGCTTCCGGGGTCAGCGTGACGCCTGCCACGGCGCGGCAATGCGCCGAGGTCGATGCCTGTATCAGCCTGAATGAAGATACGCTCTCGACGGTGCCGCTCGATTTTTATGAGCGGCGGCCGGATGGTGGGCGGGAGCGTCGTGACGATCATCGGCTGCATCAGTTGCTGCATGATCGTCCCAATGATTGGATGACCTCGGCGGAGTTCCGCGCTCATATGGAAGGGCAGGTAGAAACGGAAGGTAATGCCTATGCGCGGATCGTGATGCGCCATGGCCTGCCCGATGCGCTGGAGCCGCTTGCCATCAGTGAATGCCGGCCGTTTCGTTCGCCTTCGGGTGGTGTGGCGCTGGAATGGCGCCCAAACAATGGCGGCAAAAGCTATGTCTTGATGCCTGATGAGTTCCTGCATCTCAAGGACAAGCTGCTGAAGCCAAATCTGATTGAAGGCGACAGCCGCGTGACGCGGCATCGCGAAACAATCGGTTTGGCGATGGCAACGGTTGAGTATCTCAGCCGCTTCTTTTCGAATTATGCAACCCCAAAAACCGCACTGGTTTCGCCCGGTCTGCTGACGGACACTGCCGCCCAACAGCTGCAGGACACCTGGGATATCAAACATGCGGGGCTTGAAAATGCCCATCGCATCGCCTTGCTGCAGGGCGGTCTTGACATCAAGACCATCGGCGCGACGAACGAGGATTCGCAGGTCATTGAAAGCTATCAACTGGCGGTGCAGCGGATCGCGCGGATCTGGGGCGTGCCGCAACATCTGATCGGGGCGCAGGAAAAAACGACGAGCTGGGGAACCGGCATCGAGCAACTTTCGCTCGGCTATCTGGTCTATTTCATGCGCCCGAAATTCGTGCGCTGGGAGCAGGCGCTGAACGCCGCGCTGATGTCGAGCGAGATGCGGCGGAGATTTTATTTCGAGTTCAATGCAGACGGCCTGCTGCGCGGCGATTTCAAGTCACGCATGGATGGTTATGCCGTTCTGATCCAATGGGGTCTGGCCAGCATCAACGAAATCCGGCAACTGATGAATCTCGTGCCGGTCGAAGGCGGCGAAGAGCGGATGCATCCGCTCAATATGGCCCCCGCCACCAAGATCATGGATGTTCTGATGCGTAAGTCGGGCGGGCAGGCAGCAAATGCTGATCAGCTGACGCGCGATCTGATCACCGCTATTGCCGAATTGCGCGGCTTGCCCCGCGCTGCATGAAATTTCAGGAGAGATGAATGGATCAGGAACGCCGGTTTATTGCGGCTGATGGGCTGCGCATCGAGCGTCGTGAGGGGCAGCCTGCTCGCCTGCGGGGCCATGCGGCTGTCTTCAATTCGCTTTCTGAAGACCTGGGCGGTTTTCGCGAGCGGGTTTTGCCGGGGGCCTTTCGTGACGCCATCGCCCGCGATGATGTCCGGGCGCTGTGGAACCATGATGCCAATTTCATTCTGGGCCGAAACAGATCGGGGACGCTGAGTCTGGCTGAAGATCAGACGGGTCTCGCCATTGACTGCGTTCTGCCCGATACGCAGACCATTCGCGATCTCGTTGCTGCGCCCATTGAACGGGGTGATGTGACGCAGATGAGTTTTGCTTTTTCGGTCATGCCCGATGGGCAGGACTGGAGCGAAGATGCTGATGGCATGATGATCCGTACGCTGAAAGCGCTCAGGCTCTATGACATCAGCCCGGTCGTTTATCCCGCCTATCAGGCCACCGATGTTGCGTTGCGCGACATGCGCAGCGTCATGGCGGCCCGCAAGACCATCATTCCCGTCAATCTGATGCGGGCGCGCGAACGTCTCGCCCGCCTCTGACCTGTTTCGTCGCGCAGGCGACGTATCCCTGATGCCGCATGGGCGGCGTCGCAACCTTGAGGAGCTCAGTCATGAGTGACCGTTTGAAGGCCCTGCGCGAGAAGCGGGCAGCGATCGTCGAAAGCATGAAAGCTATTGTCGAGAAGGCAGAAGCTGAAAAGCGTGACCTGACAGCGGATGACGCCAGGGAACATGAAAAACTGTTCGACCAGGCTGAGGCCGCTCGCAGCCAGATTCAGGTGCTGGAACGCCAGCAGGAAACCGAACGCGAAATGGCGGAAACACGTGCTGCCGAAGAGGCGCGCGAGCGCGAAGCGCGTGACAGCAAGGGCGGCGGTGAAAAGGACAAGGCACCTGAAGCTGAAGCCCGTCATGCAGCCTTTGCCAAGTTCCTGCGGGGTGGTTTCAAAGCGCTGACCGATGTCGAACATCGTGCGCTGTCTGTCGCTTCCGATGCTGATGGCGGTTATGTCGTTGCGCCGCAGCAGTTTATGGCCTCGCTGATCAAATTTGTCGACGACAGCGTCTTCATCCGCAGCAAGGCGACGACGTTCCGGCTGGAAAAGGCGGAAAGCCTTGGCGTTCCGTCACTCGACGCTGACGTATCGGATGCCGACTGGACAACCGAGCTGGCGACCGGCGGCGAAGATAGCTCAATGAAGCTCGGCAAGCGCGAGTTCCGTCCGCATCCCGTGGCCAAGCGCATCAAGATCAGCAAGACACTGATGCGGATTTCGGCTATCGGCATCGAACAGCTGGTCATGCAGCGTCTTGCCTATAAGTTTGGTGTGACGCAGGAAAAAGCGTTCATGACCGGCAACGGGCAGGAACGTCCTTTGGGGCTTTTCACGGCCAGCCCAAATGGCATCAGCACGGCCCGCGATATTTCGGCGGGAAATACGGCAACGTCAATCACGTTTGACGGGTTGATGGAAGCCAAATTTGCCGTCAAGGGCCAGTATCAGCGGACCGGTGAATGGATTTTCCACCGTGACGCAATCAAGCAGATTTCCAAGCTGAAGGATGGTGAGGGGCAATATCTGTGGAACCCGTCGCTGACATCGGCCCAGCCCGACATGGTGCTTGGCCGTCCGATCAATCAGTCGGAATTCGCGCCGAATACCTTCACCACGGGCCTTTATGTTGGCATCTTCGGCGACTTCAAGCAGTACTGGATTGTCGATGCCCTCGACATGACCATTCAGGTTCTGAATGAGCTTTATGCCGAGACAAACCAGATCGGCTTCATCGGTCGCATGGAAAGCGATGGCATGCCGGTTCTGGGCGAGGCCTTTGCCCGCGTCAAGCTTGGCTGACATCACCTGATCGGCGGGAGCTGCGATAGCGGCTCCCGATTGCCGTCGCGGGAGATGGCTCCAGACGCTGGCGGCTCATTTTTTGGAGAGGGATTGATCCCATGAACATTCTGACCAATGCAGATGCACGCATCATTGGCGCTCTTGTTGCCGCTGGTTCGTCAATCGACAACGACTCCTCCATTATCGACATGCAGGATTACGAGCGCGCGGTTTTTCTCTGCCCGATCGAAGACTCTGTTGCAACGGGTGTTGCGACGCTGACGATCGAGTCTGATGATGCATCGGGCGGCGGCACGATGGCGGCCATTACCGGCGCTGTTGCGTCAAAGGCCTGCGCCGTCAATGACGATCTCAACAGCAAGATGCTGGTTGTGGAAGTCGCCAAGCCCGCCAAGCGTTATCTGCGTGCCAATCGTGCGTCGGCGACGGCAAATATCGCCTATGGCCCGCTGATCGTCCTGCTGTTCGGGCCGCGCAAGGCCCCGGTGACGCTGGACAGCACGGTGCTTGATTATGCCATCGTCAATGATGCCGTTGCCGTCGCCTGATCTGAT